TCTTATATTTGGTAGTCCAGGAGGTGGTAAGTCTTGGTCATTAGTAGCAATAGGTGGATTTGCTGTTAGAATGGGTTATAATGTAATACACTATACTCTAGAGCTAGGAGAGGAATATGTTGGAAAGAGATATGATGCCTTTTTTACTAATGTTGATGTTAGTGACTCTGAAAACCTAAAACTAAAGGCAAAAGAGATTATACCTGATTTACCTGGTCAACTAATTATAAAAGAATTTCCAACAGGAAGGGCAACAATGTCCACAATAGAATCACATATTAATAAAGTAGAAGGATTAGGAATTAAAGCAGATTTAGTAATAATTGATTATGTTGACCTTCTTACATCAAAAAAACAAAACAGAGAGCGTAAGGATGAAATTGATGATATTTATATAAGCACAAAGGGTTTAGCTCGACAATTAGACATTCCTATATGGTCTGTTTCACAAGTTAATCGCGCAGGGGCACATGATGATATAATAGAAGGTGATAAAGCAGCTGGGTCTTATGATAAGCTAATGATTACTGACTTTTGTATGTCTTTGTCTCGTAAAAAAGAAGATAAAGTAAACGGAACAGGACGATTCCATATTATGAAAAATAGATATGGTATGGATGGTCTTACATTTGGCGTTACAGCTAATACAAATACCGGACACTTTGATGTCTTTGATTATAATACAGATTTTGAAGGGGAAAAATTAGCTCCTAATACTCAATCTAACCCCTATGATAAAACTGATAAATTTGATAAAACAAAATTATCAGCAGCATATCAATTATACACAACACAAAAATAACTTTAAAAAATATGTCAAAAACATCATTATTACAAGAGAGAGTAGTTTACAAACCATTTGAATATCCAGAAGCTAATGATTATTGGATGAAACAACAGCAAGCACATTGGTTGCATACTGAAGTTCCAATGATGTCTGATATTAATGATTGGAAACAAAATTTAGATGAAAATGAAAAAAATATAATAGGTTCTATATTAAAGGGTTTTGCCCAAACTGAAACTGTAGTAAATGATTATTGGTCAACACTAGTTACAAAATGGTTTAGAAAACCTGAGGTAATAGCTATGGCGGTAACATTTGGTGCTTTTGAAACTATTCATGCTGAGGCTTATTCTTTATTAAATGAGGAACTAGGATTAGATAATTTTAGTGAATTTATGGAAGATGAGGCAACTATGGCTAAAATAGATGCATTAATGAAAATTAGAGATTCCCATGATGGTTCACCTGATTGGAGTGAAAGAGCTAAATCATTAGCTATATTTTCAGCATTTACTGAAGGTGTTAATCTATTTTCTTCATTTGCTATTTTACTTTCTTTTAAACTAAGAAACTTACTTAAAGGGGTGGGTCAAATAGTTGAATGGAGTATTAGGGATGAATCTTTACATTCAGAAGCAGGATGTTGGTTATTTAGAACCTTATTAGAAGAACACCCAGAACTAAATACCCCAGAATTAAAGACACAAATTGAGGATGCAGCTCACCTATCTTTAAAATTAGAATTAGATTTTATAGATAAGGTTTATGAAATGGGCGATTTAGAAGGATGTTCTAAATATGATTTAGTATCTTTTATTAAACACAGGGTAAATACTAAAATGGCTGATTTAGGATACGAGTCTATTGTAAATGGAATTGATCAAGAATCAGTACAAAGAATGAGTTGGTTTGACAACCTAAGTGGAGGAAAACAACACACAGATTTCTTTGCAAATAGAGTAACTAATTATAGTAAAGGTGTCCAAAACTGGGATGCCGCAGATATTTTTTAATTTAAATTTTTAAACTATGAGTTCAGATGAAAATATAGAAGAAGGAATGGATAACCTAGATTGGCATGTTGATATGGTTTTTTATGATGGAATTAAGCAATTAGCTGAAAATGCAGAAGCAAGAAATGACTATATTTTCACTGATGAAATTACATTACAAGATAAGATGAATGATTTAGATGAGCTAATCCAATGGGGTGAAAATAAAGAAATGTATAAAGAATGTCAAGTAATATTAGACATAAAAAAAGAATTATTACTTAGTAAATAAAAATTTAATATAAATGGAGAACAACGCACTACAAGCAGATTATGAAAGTTGGGAAAAGGGTAAAGACTTCCCTAATTGGATGGATGAAATTTCACTTGCTACTATTAGTAAAGGATATCTTCTTCCTGGTGAGACAGTTAAAACTGCCTATAAAAGGGTAGCAAAAGCATCTGCTTCTAGACTTAAAAAACCTGAACTTGAAAGTAAATTCTTTAAATATATTTGGAATGGTTGGATAGGATTAGCTTCACCTGTTATATCAAATATGGGAACTGATAGAGGATTACCTATTAGTTGTTTTGGTGTAGATACACCTGATTCAATACGTGGTATTGGTTTAACTAACGCGGAACTAATGAAACTCACAGCAGCTGGCGGTGGAGTAGGTATTTCATTATCTCGCATTAGACCACGTGGGGAAGAAATAACAGGAAATGGTAAATCTGAAGGAGTAGTTCCTTGGGCTAAAATTTATGATTCAGCTATTATAGCTACTAACCAGGGAAATGTAAGAAGAGGTGCAGCCTCAGTTAATCTAGATATTGAACATGGAGACATTGATGAGTTTTTAGAAATTAGAAGACCTAAAGGAGATCCTAATAGACAATGTCTTAACTTACATCAATGTGTTATTGTAGGAGATGATTTTATGAAAAAACTAGAGGTTAGAGATCAACCTTCTATGGAAAAATGGGCTAAGGTTCTTAAATCAAGGATGGAAACAGGTGAACCTTATATTATGTTTAAAGATACAGTAAATAAGAATAATCCTATTGCCTATAGGATGAATAACTTAAATGTATCTATGACTAATATTTGTTCAGAAATAACCCTATTTACAGATGAAGAACATTCATTTATATGTTGTTTATCCTCCCTTAACTTAGCTAAGTGGGAGGAATATAAAGATACAGATTGTATTCAAACTGCTATTTGGTTTTTAGATGGAGTAATGGAAGAGTTTATACAAAAATCTAATGGTACTGATTCATTATTAAGAACTCATAATCATGCTAGAAAAGGTAGAGCATTAGGTTTAGGTGTTATGGGTTGGCATACCTACCTACAACAGAAAAACTTACCATTTACCTCTATAGCATCTACTGTTCATACTAGGAATATTTTTAGTAAAATAAGATCTGAAGCAGAAACTGCCTCTATGGATTTAGCAGCTGAATATGGTGAACCACTATGGTGTAAAGGTACAGGAATGAGAAATACCCATCTGTTAGCTGTAGCACCTACAGTATCTAATTCTGTAATTTGTGGGGGTATAAGTGCTGGTATTGAACCTTTACCTGCTAATATTTACACTTTTAATGGAGCTAAAGGAACATTTATTAGAAAAAATAAAATCCTTAAAGAGTTATTAGAATCTAAGGGTGAGGATAAAGAAAAATGGTGGAATCAAATACTACAAGAAGGTGGTAGTGTAATGGGATTACCTGATACTGTACTTACAATGGAGGAAAAAGAAGTATTTTTAACATTTTCTGAAGTAAACCAACTAGAACTAGTTAAACAAGCAGCTGAAAGACAAAAATATATTGATCAAACCCAATCATTAAACCTCAGCTTTGACCCTAATGATTCTCCTAAATGGATCAACCAAGTCCATATGGAAGGATTTAAGTTAGGTATTAAAACTTTCTATTATTTAAGAACAGATTCTGTTATTAAAGGTGATTTAGGAAGTAGATTAGCTGATTGCATCAGTTGTGATGGATAATTTGGATATCTAATACTTTTTATGTACATTGGTCGTCAATCATTGATTGAACCAAATATTACTATTAAACAAAAGTTATGTATTTATAACAAACAAATAATAATAATATAATAATATGGCACAAGAATTAGGAGGAAGTACAAATATGGGTGTGGATGTAGATGGAGATGGGAAACCCGATTTTCACTTAACACTAAAATCAATAGGTTTAATCATAGCTGCAGTATTCACATTAGGTGGTATGTATTTTAAATTACAATCAGACATTGATGAAGCTAAACTTTTACCACCAGCTTCTATAGATAGAACTGAGTATGATCTAAAAGAACAATGGTTTGAAGAGCATATCAAGGATCTAGAAGAAGATGTTAAATCTTTACAAGATCACATAGAAAAATTAACTGAAAAAGTTGCTAATAAAAGAGATAGGTAAAATTTAGTAAATGTTTTATTAAAATTGTTACATTATGTTTAAATATTTAAATAATAAGTGGATGGCGTTTAAAAACATTTTTAAAGACGATAATGACATTAATGAAAAGTCTGTTGTTGGTTTTGGATCATTTATAGTAATGGTAGTATTTGCTGTTGCTGATTTAGTAACTGGGTATATAGGTAAGGATCTTGTAATTAATGAGTTTATTTATAATTCATTTGTAATTATCACTTTAGGGTCCTTTGGTATAGCTGAAGCAGGAAAAATATTTGGAAAAAAAGATTAAATTATGCCTATACAACCAAAAGGAATTATTATACACTCTATGGCAGAATATTTAAAAATGCCTGAGGGACCAATGAAAGCACATGATTTCCTAAAATCTATTAAACTATCAGTACATGGATTTATCCATCCTGATGGTGAGTATGAAAAAATGGTAAAAACTCCTAGTAAAGCATTTCATGCTGGAAAATCAATACATGAAGGATTATCAGGTTTAAATTCTCACTTTTTAGGGTTTGAACTGTTGGTACCTGGAGAACATGACTTTGGTACTTTTTCTAAAGCTATAAAAACTCCTGGTACATATACTGAAGAACAATTTTATTCTGCAGTAGATGTATGTGCTTGGTGGATAAAAGAATATAATATTCCATTAGATAATGTTGTAAGACATTCTGATGTCTCAGGTGATAATGTTAGAGGTAAAGGAAAAGGCAAAACAGATCCAGGATCTGCATTTGATTGGGAATGTTTTAAAGAAGCATTAATACACCAATAAAAACCTAATAACTTGGAAAAGCTAAAAGCAAACATTTTGCCTGTTTTAATAGCACTTTCTGCTCTATCAGTTAGCGGCTCTGCTGCATTTTACTCTGTAAGTGGGTTAAGTAAACTATTTGCAGGGGCATCTTTTGCTGTTATTCTTATGAGTAGCAGTTTAGAAATTTCTAAATTAGTAATAGCCTCTTTATTATATCAATATTGGGATACTATAAATAAATGGCTTAGAACATACTTAGCATCAGCTGTTATAATATTAGTATTAATTACTAGTATGGGTATTTATGGTTTTTTAAGTGCAGCATACCAAGATACTTATAGAAATCTTTCTGTTAAGGATAATAAAATAGCATTCTTAACACAAAAGAAAGACTTTTATGAAAGTGATGTATTAAGATATGATGAAGAACTTAACAGAATATCAGAAAATATTTCAATATTATCAAATGCTAAATCAACTGGTATTCAAGTTAGGGATACTACTTCTACCACTGGGTTTAGAAATACTATTTCAACCACTGAACTTAGGTTATCACAAAAAAGAATAACAGTTGAAGAAGAAAATAGAAAAAGGGTACAATCTAAGAGAGAAATAGTAGCTGATAGTTTACAAAAATATCAACTTAGTATTCTTACCTTAGAAAACGATAGTGAATCAACAGGTGAACTAGGACCACTTCAATATTTATCAGGGTTAACTGGAATACCCATGGACAAAATAATAAATATCTTACTTTTAGTAATAATATTTGTATTTGATCCTCTAGCTATATCTTTAGTAATATCAGCTAACTTTGCTTTTGACCAAGCAAATCCTAAAAAGAAATATAAAGAAAATCTATACGGTGAAATGGAAGAAGAAAAAAAAGATTATATCCAACCTAATAAACCAATTTATACTGAGCCTGGTAAACCAGCTTATACTGAACAAGAAGCTATAGATTTCTTTAATGAAATAGAAAAGGAAATAGAAGAAGAAAAGAAAGAAGAACTTATAAAAGAAGAAGTAATAGAGGAAGTAGTAGAAGAGGAAGAAATAGATGATGGGTGGGATATTGTAGATGAGGAAGAAAATGTTATAGTACAAACTAGTCAAAGTACACATAAGGAATCTATCCAAAACCAAATCTTCCAAAAACAACAAGAAATAGAAAAACTAGGTACATATGTTTCTAGTGAAGGAAAGAAAAATGTTTTAAAAGAAGAAATAAAAACATTAAATAAAAAGTTAAATAATAATGATAATGATGAAACTATAACCTATTAAATTATGAAAAATATAATCAAAACCGCTCTTGTTTTACTTGCAATGATAATTGGAGTATATGTTATACAAAGATCTATTGGGTTCCCACCCTCAGATGCCACGGGTTCTGCAATAAAAGGAGTTCAAAAAGCAAATAAATATAAAATTGAAGATGATACTGAGGTAGAACTTGTAGGGGAAAATTTCCAAATATTTCTTCAAAATGATGAAGTTCAAGAAATACTAGTAAATAAAGATTTGAATGAGTTTATTAATACTGTAGCTGAAGCAGGGTTAGATACAGCAAAGTTAGGAGATTATAAAGGATTAGTTTCAAATAAAGAGTTTGTTAAACTGTATAATACTAATACTTTTTCAACTTTAGCTAAATTAGCAAAATAATAAAAGTTTTTTACATATTTATAACAAAATGAATAATAATTATGAGTTTATTACCTAATCCTTATAAACCCCTTCCTTGGCCTGAATTTGTAAAAAGGAAAGATATTCGTAATTTGCCTATCCACGAGCAAAAAAGAATGTATCTGAAAGAGGAAGTTTACCATGAAACCTTTTTAGTTTCTCAACAATTCATTCAAAACACCTCCATGCATAATCTATACAGCGCGGAGAATCAAGGAGGTGACCCAGCTGGTTATGTCTTTACTAATAGAACAGAATTAGATACAGCTATAAACTTATGGATTTCTAATGAAGTTCAAGCTAGAATAGAATATGGTAGAATTGATTCTTGGGATGTAAGTGCCATTACAAATATGAGTGGTTTATTTCTAAATAAAACTACTTTTAACAGTGATATACTAAATTGGAATGTTAGTAATGTAACTACTATGGCTTCTATGTTTAGTGGAGCAACTGCATTTAACCAAGGTATTAATTCTTGGGTTACTTCCAATGTAGTAGATATGAATAACATGTTTAAAGATGCTACATCTTTTAACCAAAAGTTAAATGATTGGGATGTAACTAGTGTTTTAAATATGAGTAATATGTTTAATGGTGCGACCTCTTTTAATAAATCTTTAGGTTCTTGGATTCCTTCTTCAGTTACTAATATGAGTAGTATGTTTTCTTCAGCTTTCTCTTATGATCAAGTAATTCCTTGGTCAATTCCTCAGGTAAGTGATATGACTAACTTCTTAGGAACAACTGGTGGTGCTTCTGCTGTTACACTTTCTCAAACAAACTATTCATTTCTTTTAGCAGTTTTTTCAGGTGGATCATTACAAAATGGTGTTACTTTTAGTGGTGGAGATTCTACATATTCTAGTGATGCTGCTATTGCAGATAAAGCAAGTATAATAAGTAATGATAACTGGACTATAACGGATGGTGGTGTTGATAATTATGCTTTTGATGATTTAGCAGAATTACAAACAGGTGTTAACTTATGGATTTCCGATAATGCCG